CGTTCAAGTCCGACCTGATGCAGGTGATGGGGCGCGACAACGGGCAATATGCCGTCCTGGCGAAGGGCTATTCGCAGGCGATCGAGGAGGGCGACAGTGAACAGGCTGCGTCGATCTACGGGCGCGGCAACGACATCGCAAAGACGGTCATGACCATCCGCGCCGGGAAGTTTAAACCGGAGGAGCGTCAGGTGCATCCTCTCGAAAGGACGGTGGCGCTCGGCGATATCCTATCGAAGGTGACGCGAGACCTCTCGACGGCACAGGTGGAAAAGCTGGACCGCAGTCGGAAAAAGGGAACAGAGCGCGAATACATCGACCTCCAACCGACGACGGCCCGCGCTCTCACGGGCACGATCGGCTACCTGATGGCTGAGGAGATCCGCAACGGCCTCGCGATCGTCGGACAAGGTGGATACGAGGCTTATCCCGTGATCGACACGGCGGCCCGGTACGAGGCGATCCGCGCGCTCTCGCCGGAGGTAGCCGATGAGCTACAGAAGCGGATCAAGAAGGCGCACATCCTGCCGGCCGCGACGGTCGCCTCGTCATGGCCGGAACTCAAGCGCCGGCTCCTTCTCGACCGCGATCAGGCCAAGATCCGAGACCTCAAGCGCCCGCAATAAAAATCACCAATTGGTGTTGACGGCACTAATTGGTGTGCGTATGGTCTCTGTGTCGGGAGCGGTTGGCGCTCCCCAGTTGGGACCAGAAAATGAAGCACGCAGTCGGTTCTTTTGTTATGGTGCCGTTCGTCGGTAACTCCAAACAGGTCGGGCAAATTACTAGGATTGCTCGCACGGGCAGCGTCAAGATCCGCGCCTTTAACGCCACGCGGGGGTGGTGGATGCCGAACGAGCGTACATTCACTGTGGCTGAGGTCGATGCCATGTCGGCCGCCAAGAATGTTGAGAGCACTTTGCCAGCGCCGCCAGCCGTTAAGTAGCGCGCCGCCGGGCCTAGCGCCCGGCTCCACCAATCTCTGAGGGACCGGAGACCACGTCATGCACTACGCCTACAGCCCGCCGCTGCCTGCCGCGCCTGAGATGCTTCTCGCCGGCCCTCCGCAAATGCCCGTCGTCATGCTCGCTCTGATCGCGCTCGGGTTCGCCCTGGCGTCCGCGTCGTGGTGGCTCCCGCCCGTCAGCTACCGCCGCAACGGCGGCCTCCGCTTCGTCAAGGTCGGCCGGTTCGGCGCGTCCTTCTACGTCTCCCGCAAGCCGGCAAGAGGTTGATGCGATGAAAGTTTTCCGCAACAAGCGTTTCATTAAACGCAATTACGAATGTTCAAACATCTGCGCTTGCAAGGCTTTATCGCCGCCAGACGGCGAGTGGGAAGAAGTTTCCGACAAGTACCTCTCGGGCATGATGATGATTTACTCTCAAGCCGGCGTTGAATATTGGGGATACCTATGAGCCGCGCCGAACTCATCGCCATGCGCATCCCGCACGTCATCCGCTTTCGTTGGGTGGACGGCGTCAAACAGCCCGGCGAGTGCATGGGCTTCACCGTCACCAAGCGCGATCGTTTCTGGCGGATCAACGGCAAGATCGTCCCGCACGGCATCGCAAAGTCTGCCGTGCGCTCCGGTGTCGCCAAGTTCGAGACGCGGCCATGAGCGAGGCCGATCGTGCCGCGCGCCTCGCAGCATGGCGCGCGATCCTGAATAAGCGCCGCGTGATCCAGTGTGCGGCGTGCGGAGACGACAACTATCACCCCATCCGGGGTGTGTGCATCGAGGAGAGAAAGTGATGCAGTCCTTCAAGCCAGACGACAAACACATCGTTACGATGCCGGCAAATCTGCTAGACGGGGAAAGTAGAACGGTTCTGAATGATGACGCTGTTGTTCTGTTCAACGTCTATCTCTGCCCCGACTGTTCGAACGTTCACATATCTATCGCATCGACCGCCCTCTCAAGCATGGCTATACAATTCAACGGCTACCTTGAGCCCGACGATGCTGCAAAACTAGCGAACCTCCTACTGCACCCGTCCATCCCCGGTTCGATGAAATCGTCATGACCGCCGCCGCCTTCCGCTTCTGGCTCGCGGTCATGAAAGAGCGCCACGGCTGGAAAATCCGCGACGCCGTCAAGGCTCTCGGATGCAGCCCGAACCAGCCGAGGCGATGGTCCGAGAACGGAGCCCCAGCCTATGTGGCTCTCGCGTGCGCCGCGCTTGCTGCACAACTCGCGCCGTGGCAAAGGGAACTAGACCCTTAGCGCACGGTGGGACCGATGAGCGGAAACGTACCAGTCGCGGCGATGAAGCTGCTAGACTTCATCTCGACAGTGGAAGCGCCACAAGGGTACGACACGGTATTCGGGAACAATCAATCCCGGATGCCGACGCCGATTACGAAAATGACGATTGCGGCGGTCATCAAAGATGGTCGCCGCCGCACGCGCGCATACGGCTCGTCGGCTGCCGGCCGCTATCAGTTCATGCCGCCCACACTTCAAGGTCTCGTCAAAGAAGGGGCTGCGCCCGCGACCGCTCTGATGACGCCGGCCGTGCAGGATCAGCTTGCCTATGCGCTCCTCAAGCGGCGCGGCTTCGAAAAGTACATGGACGGCCGGATGAGCGTGACCGCCTTCGGCAAGGCGCTCGCTCAGGAATGGGCCTCGTTCCCCGTGCTCGCCGCGACGACCGGCGCGCATCGTCAGGTCGCGCGCGGCGAGACGTATTACGCTGACGACGGCATCAACAAGGTCGGGCTGAAGCCGGCCGCCGTCGAGCGTGTGCTTCTTTCTCTCAAGATCGAGCACGCCGACGATATCGCGCCCGCTCTCGTTCGGAAACCTGTCGCTGCGGATCCCGCTACCGATGACGATGCCGGCCCGTCAGCGGCTCCCGAGGCTCGTCAGGTGCCGTTGCCGCCGAAGGTCGTCGCCGCGCCCTGGTGGGCTCGCCTGTGGCCCGGCAAGGCGTCGCCAGCGATCCCCGTCGTGTCTCGGCCCGGTCTCGCCGTCAATGGCGATACGGCTCTGTGGGACATTCAGTCGAAGCTCAAGCGGTTTGGGTACGAGCCAATCCTTGTGGACGGGCTTAACGGTCCGCGCACGCGAGCCCAGGTCCGCGTCGCCCGCGAGCGCATGGGACTACCGGCCGGCGACCATATCGACACAGCGTTTACGGCTTCCCTGGCGGGCCTACTGCCGGCAGAGGTTGCGGAGATCCGCGTCACGGCGACGAACCGAGAGATCGTCAAGGAACAGGCTCCCGACCTGTTCGCGCCGCTTAAGGGCATCCGTGACGCTGGCATCGGTTCGTTGATCCTCGGCGGCCTCGGCGGCGCATCAGACAGCGGTCTGATGGACAGCATCAGGACGACGGCCGACAGCGTCACGACGACAGCGGGAACGATCCAGGAGGCTCTTGCGGTCGCGTTCAACATCGGCCGATGGTGCTACGCTCATTGGTGGATCTTCGCACTCGGCGGCGGGTTGTACCTGATTGCCAAAGCTGTCATCGGCACCCTCAAGCTGGTAGCCCTTTGGAGACAAGCGAGGGCTTCGTGACCATGGGAAATACCCCTTTGAACCGAACCCGCGCCCTCGAATGGTGCCTCTCAACGCTCATGCTCGCATGGGGCGTAAACATTCTCAGTCCCGAGGTGTTTTTCGACCTCCCTGTCTATAAGCTGATGCGCGAGCTTATGAGCGAAAGCCGGTGGGGCATGGCGGCCGTTCTCGTCGCTCTGCTACGCATGACGGGCCTTGCTATCAACGGATGGTGGCGGCGCTCCCCGCTGATCCGACTAGCCGGCTCGGGCATCAGTGGGGCATTTTGGCTCACGATCGGCTTTCTGATGTGGGGCGCTTCAATAAATGAGGCTGGCACCGTAAGGCTTCCGGCTGGTATCCTATGGTACGTTGTTTTCATAGGTTATGAAGGCTGGTGCGTTCTAAGCTGTGGCTACGACATGCAGAAGAACGGTTCACTAGAGTACGGAGCCAAGCCGCGATATGTCACCAGATGACGTGAAGAAGTGGCTTGACCTCCTAGTAGTTCTTATCGGTAGCGGCGGCGTCGGGACGATTATCCTGGCGTTCATCGGCTACTGGAAAGCCAGAGCAGAGCGCCCGCCGCCGCCGAATGGAAACATCGGTCATCCTGGCATGGCGCAGATTGCCGGCATGGTCATGGGCCAGAGCCAGCTTGACGACATCATCGGGGCGCTTAGGCTGCTGGCGACCGCCATGTCTGCCCAGGCGATTGCCGTCGAGAACCACATGCGAGCAACGCGCGACACGTCAGACACGCGGCACGGCGAAGCGAGGCGGCTCAACGATCATCTCGATACGATCGGAGACCGCCTTAAGGACGTGGCCGAGAGGCTAGGCCGCGCGTGACCGGGCCGAGATGTTGTTCTCGACTGCCGCGCGGCCGGCGCTGACGCCGCCGCCTCCCAGGACCGTGACACGTAGCGGCAAGAGCGCGTCGTGAAGCTCCTCGTAGGGACGCCAAGACGGACGGCCACCGCGCTCGCGCTGATCCTCTGCGCGCCACTGGCGGGCAAGCTCGCACGTCAGAGCCCAGATCCCGCGCACCTTGGCAAGGCCGCGCTCGTAGCGGAGCAACATGAACATATCGTATAACCGCGCACCGCGAAGCATACGCCGGTTGGCGAACTCCTTTTTGCACGGGACGGAGCAAAAGAGCGGCTTGCTGCCGCTCCTCTTGGATGGGGCCTCAAAAGGCTCGCCGCACTCGCGACATGAGAGGCACATTATTCCAGTACACCTTCGTTATAATAGTGGTGTTCGTAGTGACAGTTTGCACATAAGATTTCGCACTTGTTGGCTTCTTCAACAAGTTTATCGAAATGCTTACTCAGATTTTTTGTACTTAATGAAAAAGACTTTTGAGAAGGATCTTTGTGGTGAAAGTGAAGTGATGCAATACACTTATTATAGCCACACTTAACGCACTTGCCTCCTAGTAAATCTAACAACTTCTTTTTATTTGAGATCATTCTTTTTGTTTGGCGCTCAGCAATGCACTTAATGCAAGAGTAATTATTATATCCTTCTGGCGTAACTCTATGAGAATGGTTGCATTCTCCATGGTGGACGCATTTCCTGACTATGCTCAAGCGACTAGTCCCTTCATGTAGGTTTTGTCGCACGGACCGTGACAGGGTGTCAAGGACCGTGCGACGGTATTTTAGGCGCGGGCGCGGGAGCGCCTGCTGGTGCCGCCGCTGGCGACCTCCTCGACGGCGTCGGACTGCTGCTGGCCCTCGCTGCCTTCCTCGGCCTCGGCCGCCGCCTCACGCGCCTCGTGCTCGGCTCGGATGCGCTCCTGCTGCTGCTCGATGCTCTCCTCGATGTCGGTCTGCCGCGCCTGCCCGGCGATCTCCTCGACGCTCTCGGCCGCCTCGTGGACGGTCTCGGCCTCGACCTTCTCGCGGCTGGTCCAGCGGTGATCGACCTTCATCACGTCCGCGCCGGCCTCCGACAGGCCCGACAGGTCGTTGCCCTGCTGCGCCTTGTGGATCGCATCGGCCTTCGCCTTCGTGTCGTTGAGATCCTTCGCGTTTACGGGGACGAACATCTTCACCGTGACCACGTAACCCTGTTCGCGCTTAGCCATTGAATTCAGTCCTTTTTCGTTACGAGTTTAATGCGAATTTCGCTATCACTCGATTCCACACAAACCATCTCGACCTTATCGCCGAGAATGGGAATATCTCCTTTGAAGAATGCAGAAAAGCCATTCAGCTTTTCTGACTTCAAAAGCAAGAAACAATCTTCTTCTTTTTGTCCTTCTTTCATTTTTAGATCCTATCCTCGTCTGTCTCGTCACCGCCGCTGTCTACGACCTCGGCGTCTTCTACGTCGTCCTGCCGCTCGGGCTCAGACGGCGTCGAATTGCTTGCCTCGCGCTCCTGGCGGGCTTTGTTGAGCGCAGCGCGGCCTGCGCCTTCACGCTTCCTGCCGGCCGCTGGTGCCTCGTTTGCGGCGGCCTCGTCGGCGTCGTGGTCGATCTCTTCGCCCTCGGGGCGGTACAGACCATCGACGCGCTCGAACATGCGAGCCGTGTCGCTGTCGAACGGAAGCTGTTTCGCGTGGCGGCGCAGGACGGTCTTGCGCGCCATCTCGTGCGTGTGCTCGGCCCATACGCCAACTAGGTCCCCCTTGCGCACGCCCTTGCGATCGTCGTCCTTGAACGCGACGTTCTTGGATTGCAGCTTGGCAATCCGCATGATCTCGTCCCACCGCATGACCTCGATCGACTTGAAGCCGGTTGCCATGGTCACGACTGAATAGGCTGCGACGGGCTCGCCGCGATCGCCAACGATCATCGTTCGATGGATCAGGCGCGGGTCCGTTCCGGCCTGATACTCGAATAGACCTTCCTTAAGCTCGCCCTCGAATACGATGCCGGTTTCGAGGACGGACACGAGGCCCGAGTTGTAGATCCGGCGACGCATACCGGCGACCATGGGGATGTACTGCGCCTCGCGCGCGACGACGCCCCACGATCCGTCGTCCAGCTTCCCACGCTTGTTGAAGATGACAAGCGCCGCCTCGCGCCCGTCGAGCAACAGGCCATCGCTCGCGGCCTTCTCGCACGCGCTCACGATGCTCTTTGGCGTGCACTCGCGCAGTTCAGGGTTGCTGTTAAGGGTGGACTTGACGAGGCCAACAAACCGCGCGGTCGGCAAGGTTCTCGGTAGAAGCTCCGTGAACCTGTCGTTGGCTCGCGCAAGCTCCTCGCCGATCTTCGTCACGTTGTGGGTTTTTGCCGGCAGGTTGTTGGCCATGGCTCACACCTCCTTTTCGCGAGCCGTGAAGCGGTACGCCCACGGCGGAATGTCGAGCGGTTCGGGATCTTCCGGGTAGCCGGGCCACGCCTGGACGGCGGGCATCCCCAGATCCTCCCGTTCCTTGCACTGCGCGTAGAGGCGCAGGGCGCGCTTGTACTGCTCACGCCCTTCGTCCACGGCGGACGGCTTGAGTTCGTAGCAGGACACGAGGAACGGCGCGGCCTTCTCGATCACGACGAAGATGAAGGCGTTGACCGCGCTGACAGCAGACGGACTGACACGCCAGGGTAGGGGTCCATTCCCGCGAGCGGCTTGGTCCCACACGTCGGAATAGAACGCTTCCTGCATGTGGTATCCGTACCGCGCCGTCGAGCGGCCGAACTCCTCCCGCCCACCTTCCGTCGTGGTCTTGAGATCCATGATGATCCCGTGCGCCGGGTTGTAGGCGTCAGTACGCACGCGGCACAGGACGTTCGTCTCCGGGTCGATCGCGTAGCCGCTCGCCTCGATCAGCGCGCCGCGCCTTAGCTCGCACAGCGTGGCGTTCTTCTCGCCGCTGTCGCGGATGCGCAGGACGCCGGCATACTCCTCGGGCTTGAGGATCAGCTTGCCGACGCTGTCTGCATACAGGGCAGCGTCTTTCCAGGCGTTCGAGTTTCCGCGTGCTGCCGGCCCTTCCATGACCTTCGCGTCGAGAAGTTCGGGTTGCAACAGCGCGTAATGTGCCGACGTGCCGAGATCGAACGCCGCGCTGTCCTTGCGCTCGCCGAACTTGTAGTGGGCCGGCGTTTTGTTGCCGATGATCCAGAGGCCGGATTTCGAGATGCCCGGCCCGGCGTGATAGTCTTCGTTCTCGATATCGAGATGAATGCCCGGTGTCGTCATGTTCTCAGTTCCCAACCTAGAAAGGAATGTCGTCGCCGTTTCCGTCCTTGAGCGGGGCGTAAACGGCGTCTTCGATGTAATCGCTCGGCTTCTGCGGTGCCGGTAGCATCATCGGCTCGACCAGCTTTTCGGCAGGAGAGAACAGAGACCATGCGGCGGACAGCGCCAAGTCTACCGTGTCGCCAAACACGGCCTTTGTCTCGATCTTGAGACCGTCGCGCTCTCCCTTGATGACGCAGAACCACGACTGCGCTTTGCCGAACCTCTCTTTTTTGGAAACGCGGTGTAATGAGACCGTGGCGTCTAGCGCCTCGATCCTCGTCAAAATTTCTTGCATCCGTCGAGCCTTTCTGTGGTCCCGCATTCTTCATCGACGGTTCGTGACAAGGTGTCAAGTCCGTGTTAGCCGTGTTTCGTTGAACGGAGGTTGGGAATGGTATCGAGAGTTATGACCGTCACCCGTGTTGATCGGCTGAGCGATCTTTTCGCGGCGAAATCTGAGATCGTAGATCCGCGAAAAACATCGAACGAAACGAGGCGTCGCGGCGGCATCGCGAACCTCGCCCGTGTGCTGGACATCGAGCACGCCACCATCTCGCGCTGGAACAGCACGGGCAAGCGCGGCAAGCACGGCAACATCCCGCCCGAGTTCAACGCTCGGATCGTGGCCGCCGCCGACGAGCACGGAATCCCGAGAGCCGCGCTGCAAGGCATCCTCGATTGCCAGACGTGCCCGACGTGCGGCCAAGCCCTGCCAGAGGGCCAGCTTATCGGAGAACGCTGATGAACGGTCTGTTCAAGCGCGCTCCGCAGCCGATCGAACTGCGCCCGTTTCAGGACAAGATGGTGCAGGAAACACGGGCCGCGCTCCGCTCGCACAACGCCGTCCTGCTACAGCTTCCGACCGGCGGTGGTAAGACCGTCGTGTCGTCGTTCATGATGGGCTCAGCTGTGCGCAAGGGCGGCCGGGCGTGGTTTATCTGTCACCGGGACTTTCTCGTGGATCAGACGAGCTTGACGCTTGAACGCGTCGGCGTCGATCACGCCTTCATCGCTGCCGGCCGGCGCTGGAACCCCTACGCGAACGCTCAGATTTGCGGGATCGACACGCTCAAGGGCAAGCTCGATCGCATACCGCCCGAGGCGTATCCGACCGTGGCCTTCGTTGACGAGGGGCACCACGCCTGTTCTCCGACGTGGGCGCGCGTGATCCGTTGGCTCCTAGAGCGCGGGTGCAAGATCGTCGCACTCTCGGCCACGCCCAAGCGTCTCGATCGCAAGGGCTTGGACGAACTATTCGGCGCGATGATCCAGGGCCCGTCTCTCGCGTGGCTCATCGAAAACAAATACCTCTCGCAGTATCACGCATTCGCACCGTCGATGCCTGACCTCGATAGCATATCCTCGCGGGCCGGCGACTATAAGACCGAAGAACTAGAGGAGGAGATGGACAAGGATGCTCTTGTTGGCGACATGGTCGCTCATTACCGGCGTATTGCTGACGGCAAGCGTGCTGTGTATTTTTGCGTCAGCATTAAGCACTCGCAACATGTGGCCGCAGCCTTTCGGTCTGTTGGAATTTCTGCTGTTCACCTTGATGGCAGTAGCCCTTCTGACGAGCGCCGTTCTGCTGCACGAGGCATGGCAATTGGCGAAATAGATGTCATCTGCAACGTCAACCTGTTCGGCGAAGGATACGACCTCGCGGCGCAGGCGGGAATGGACGTGACGATTGAGTGCGTCGGCATGGCCCGGCCTACGAAGTCGCTGGCGATGTACATGCAACAGGTCGGCCGGGCGCTGCGGCCTAAGGATACGCCCGCGATCATCCTCGACCATGCCGGCAACATCATCACGCACGGCTTGCCTGACGACGACAGGGAATGGACGCTCGCCGCCGAAGGCCCGAAGAAGCGCAAGGGCCTGAGCGCAGCACCCGATCCGATTAAGGTCTGCCCGAATTGCTTCGCCACGGCGGCGGCTAACTCGCGCGTCTGCACGTTCTGCGGCGAGGCATTTCCGGTGCGCGGCGACAAGATGCCCAACGAGACCGACGACGAGTTGCAGCCGGTGGACAAAGTGGCGCTGCGGGCGGCTAGGGCGCAGCAAGAGCACGCCTGCAAGAGCCTGGACGATCTCGTGGCGGTCGGCCGCGCTCGCGGCTACAGTAAGCCGGAAGCGTGGGCGGCGCATATGTGGACGGCCCGCCAGCGATCGGGAAACAAGCGCGCCGAAGAAGCGGCTCGCCAGCATAAGATGTGGTGATAAAATGAGAGTTTTGATTGCTTGCGAGTTCAGCGGAACTGTTAGAAGGGCCTTTAGAGAAAGAGGTCATGAAGCATATTCATGCGATATTCTTCCGACAGAAGATATTTCTCGCCATCACATTATAGGCGACGCCACAAAAATATTAGATCAAGGATGGGATTTATTAATCGCACATCCTCCGTGCACACGTCTATGCAACTCAGGTGTTCGCTGGCTCGGGCCTCGCGACCTATGGTCTGAGCTTGACGAGGCCGCCGCCCTTTTCTCCGAATTTTGGAATGCGCCTATCCCTCGCATCGCTATTGAGAACCCGGTAATGCATCGCCACGCCAAGGCGCGTATCCATAAATACGAGACATTCACACAGTCCATCCAACCTTGGCAGTTCGGGCACGGCGAGACCAAAAGGACGTGTCTCTGGCTCCGCAACTTGCCGGCTCTCACGCCTACCAACATTGTTGATGGCCGTGAGGCGAGAGTTCACCGCGCGCCGCCTAGGCATGACAGGTGGAAAGAGCGCAGCCGTTCCTATCCGGGCATCGCTGATGCCATGGCGGATCAATGGGGCGATCTCGATGGCCGATGAACGCGACATCACGAACCCGCTTCTCAAGGCGGCATCAAAGCTAGGCGCGCGGCTATTTCGCCAGAACGTCGGTCAGGGATGGGTTGGTCGAACGGTCAAGCATACCGGCGACATGCTCGTCTTGGCCAACCCGAGGCCGCTCTACGCCGGCCTGTGCCGTGGTTCGTCGGACATCATCGGGTGGACGCCGGTCGTCATCACACCCGAGATGGTCGGTCGCACGGTCGCGGTATTCACGGCTCTGGAAGTCAAGACGAAGGGCGTCGCCACGACGAAGGAACAGACGTCGTTCGTGGAAGTCGTTCGCGGGTCTGGCGGGTACGCGGCCGTGGTCAGATCCGTCGATGACGGTCTCGCGGCAATCTCACCACTGCCGTTCTAATGCAGAACGCCCCCAGGCGATTAAACCTGAGGGCGTTCACAGCATGGTTGGGACCGGCTGACGGGCTTCGCTAGGGAAGCGCGTGGCTCTCTCGATACTAACGCTCCGCAACCGCGTCAAGGGCCTTCGCGCTGGCAATCGCATCGCGGATGATCTCCTCGTGCGTCTGTAACCATTCGAGCGTCTTGATGACGTTCTCCATATCGTCCATACGGCTCGATATAATTTCAGTCGGGTCCCCCCACTCGAACGCCTTTCGCGCGTAGCGGGCGCGCAGCGTATTCATGGTGTTGAGCATGTGCCATATCTTGCTCTCAGCCATCGCGCTTTTTCCTGAATACAGCCACGGGAAAATCCTTGAACGTCTTCGTGCCGCGCACGTAACCGGATGAGATCAGGTGCGAAACGATACGCGCCTCGTGCGCCGTTGATCGCATGTGAATGGGTATCTCAAGGGCGTGGAACGCCGCGTTCAACGTGACCGTGTCGCCGTTCACCGACAGCCATTCGTCCAAAATCCCGGCCCACGGATCGGCTTGGAACCGCTTGCGCTGCTCAATGGCGGCGTGCCGATCCTCGTCGCCCTGTAGCCACCACTTCTCCCCGGCCCGGTACAGGTGGACCGCCTCGGCCCATAGCTGGTCCCGGTCGCGCTTGAGGTTATCCATGTCGATGCTGCCGGCAATGTACGTCGGCCAGAAGCGGCGAGCGCCGGTCGCATCCTTGAGGTAGCCGCGCCCCGAGAGGTTGACCGTTCCTGCGATGACGGCGCGGCGCGGCAAATCCGAGACGATCTTGCCATAGGGCAATCGGATGCTGTCAACGCGCCGCGACAGCCATTTCTTGACCGTGTCCGTACCGGCCTTGTTGATCGCGTCCAGTTCCGCGATCTCGACTATCAGCTTGCCTTGAAGCTGCATGACGCTGTCCTTCGATGACAGGTCTTCGATGTTGTCCTGAAAGTATCTCACGCCGCCGATCGTCGCGATGGTTTCGAGTGCCGTGGATTTCAGCTTGCCTTGTTCGCCCTCGAACACGAGCATGTTGTCCACTTTCTCGCCATCGACGTTGTCGGTCAGGTTTCGCGACACTGCGGCTATAAGCCAGCGCATCCCAAATGCCCGCTCGACGGCGTGCTCCGTCTGCTTGACGCCCATGTACTCGTACAGCCACGGCACCTGCCCTTCGCCTCCCTGGATGCGCGGGACGCCGTCCCAAACGAGGCCGTTGAGGTAGTCTCGGACCGGATCGAACTTGCGCTTCTCGGCCACGGCATAGATCGCGGTTCCGCACTCGTTGTGCTTCGGCGTCATCTGCGCGCGTTCGAGCCACGTCACGGCCATGGTCACGTCGTGGTCGGCGAGCTTGCGCGGCCTCCACTTGCCGCCGCCTCGATCCCACGGCGGACGGCTTTGCAAGATCACATCCGTTGTAAAGGCGTTCTTGATCAACACTCCACGCATCATCGGATGACGATGCAGATATTCGATGTAGTTCACCATGAGCTTCGGGCGAACCTTGTTGTTCGCGTCGAGTTCGAGGTAGCTCATCCAATGTTGTTCGTCGCCTTCCTCCGGTTCTGGAATGCGTGCGTTCGGCAGCAGGACGACGTTGTCAGGCTTCTCCGGGTCCGGTCGCGGGATGGGCTTGACGGCCGGGGTCGGCTTGGGCTTCTCTTGCGTCGTCGGCTTGAGCGCGGGTGCCTCCTTCCCCTGCTCTGCCGAAGCACGGGCCGGCGGGCAAGCGTCGCGATCCGCGCCGGGCCGGGGTTCCTCTGGGCGACTAGATCGCGTCCACAGTCGAGCCCCGGCCCTCGCGAACCGGATCACGTCTGCCGTCGTCCAGCCTTCGGCCTCCGCGTCGGCGATGTCCCATCCCTCAGGCTTGTCCTCGCCCGGCGCGGCGATGATCTTCACGGATCGTGCCCCAGCGTCCAGACATAGCCGTGCGACGGCCTGAGCGGTCGCCTCGCCGGGTTCGTCGTTGTCGGGCCATATCACCACGTCCCGGCCGCCTACCGGCCGCCAGTCGGCTTTCTGAGCGGCTTTCCCGCCGCCTTGCCATGTCGTGACGACGAGCTTCGGCATCAGCCGCTTGCCGGCCTCGGCGCACTTCTCGCCCTCGACAATGAGGACCTGACCCTCGGGCTTGGCGATGAATTCGGGCAGCGCGTACAGGCGGCGCGGCTCGGCCAACGGCCGGTGGCACCACGTCAGTTCGCCGGTCTCTTGGTTCTCGCACCACAGGACGAGCGGCGTGAGCTTCTTACCGCCGATCTCGACGCGGAGCACGTATCCGATCAGACGGCCATCGGCCATGGTGTACGGGTACACGGCCTTCGGTGTGTAGTGGGTCGGCGGCTTCTCGGGACGCTTCGGGTTCGCCAGAGGCGGCGTGCGCTTGCCAGCCACGATCGGCGGCGCGCTCGCAGGCGGCAGGACGGCTTTCCACGCGGCGTAGATGTCCACGCGATCGATCGACGGCGACGCGGACACGCGCCCGTCTGTCGGAGCGCGGTCGCCGCCTAGGATCTCGCACGCCTCACGGAACCCAACGCCGTCGTACTTCTGGACGAACTCGAACACGTCGCCCTTGGCGTCGCATCCGAAGCACTGGAACTCCTGCGTCCCCTTTTTGCCGGGATAGACGCAGAACGACGGCGTGCTCTCGCTGTGAAACGGACAGCACGCGCGCCACTCGTTGCCGTCCGCCTTGAGCCCGATCCCGCGCGTCGGCAGGTATTCGGACAACGGCGTGTCTCGCCGCATCTTGTCGGCATCGTACTTAACCGCCACGCCAAACCCCGCCCGCGCGTCCCAACCGCGTTATGCGCTAACCTCAGGTCAGAGGCCAGACAGCCACCAGATGCCGCCCACCAGCAGCCCGGCGTAGATCGCGAGGCAACCGGCCAGCGCAAACGGGTGACGCCAGACGGCGCGCTCGGGTTCAGGTTCGGGAAGACCGGCCATCGTGGGGGTGAACCTTTCTGAGAGATCCGGCCATGCCGGGTTGTCGTAGCGCCGGCCGTAAACGGTGCACGCGAGCGCATCGCACAGGTCGTCGCGGGGCGATGGCTCGCGATGGTCGATCTCAACCGACTTGTCCGGACCGTAAGCCATGTCGGTGGCGACTGTAACGTGCATCGGCATACCAGCCGCCTCCATGCGCTCGCGCAGCCGCTTCGACAGGTACACCGGCCCGCCTGTAATAACCGTCCTCATGTCCCAACCTCCTGTGGTCCCGGTTCACCGTGTCATGGTCCGTGACATGGTGTCAAATATTGTCGTCGTCCGCTCCGACCGTGTGCCACGCCAGCGTCATCGTCTGGCGCTCCCGGCGACGCCCATTCCCGGCGGCGGGCTTCGGGCCTTTGCGGACGAACGATCTCCCCTCGGCCACGAGCACGGCGAACCCGGTTTCGATCAGATGCTCGGCCGCCTTCCACCGCGCCGGCTTGTCGTCGTTGACCACGACCAGCTTGCCGGTCTCAAGCTCGGTCCGCAGCTTGGCTTTCTGCGTCCGCACCATGCCGGCAAACACCGACAGCAGCCGTCGATCCTTGTGTTCCTCAGTCTGCGGCATCGTAAACCTCCTCGGTTGGGTGATACGCGTCAAGCCACGTCATCGCCTCGTCTTGAGAGCGGAACGACTTGGCATCTCCCTCGCACCACGCATCGGAAACCGCCTCGGGCAGCGGGTGCCCGTCGTACTCCGTTCGCGTGATATAGCGGCCTTCGGGCAGACGGCATTTCCAGCCACGCCCGTAGCCACGAACGACGCTCCAATCCGCCCTGCGCCATAGGCCCTTGCGTAGTCGCTTCCACTGCACGGATGCCTCCACGGTTCGTGACAGCCCGTCACATAACACGCATATGTGCCAGTACGCTACCATAAAATATGAAACAGATCGGCGAAAATGCCCACCTTGATATATATCAACGACTTATCGTCTTACACTTCAATCCTTGTAGACGCGTAAAAACCCCCTAGAGGCTTACTCTTTCTATATTCATATACCTGAACATAGAATGCGTACCCTCCTATAAGGGTTTTTGAGCGGTCCCAAGGATTGAAATACGATCAGCTAACTCGTTGACGGATATCAACATGGGCAAAATGATGTGCGAAATGGCACTTTTTGCCTCCCTACCAGTTGGTAGGCGAGAACGACCATTCTCGTTGACAGGGTGTCACCATTCGCTACGGTGGAGGCTCTTAGGTTGGGAGAATGCGATGCTGACGTTCGATGTGACCGTGTCTGGTGGCGCTGTCGGAACTGCCCTCGGGAATGACCTTGAGGAGTGCGGTTATGCCCTCGTGGAGTTGGCCAGGATGCTCGGCAGCCAGGCCGATGAGTTCGTGGAGTACATCGATTTCGCCATCGAGAACGATCACGACCGCCTCGCCCTCAAGGCCCTTGCCGGCCTGATCCTCAAGGGGTGCGAGTAAACATCATGAATGACCGCGAAGTTATCGCTATGGCTAATAACCTGATAGCCATATCTGAACATATATCTATGTTTCACAAAGATCCGATTACACTTATAACTCACGCTACCTCCATGCTTGCTGACACAAAAGAAAAAAGAGAAAATCTCCTGGCGTTTTCAAATATTCTCAAGCAAGCGTGGCTGAAAACGCAATGATTGATGACGAGACGCGCGGCGTGCTCCGGTTCGCCGCTCGCGACATGGTGCTCGTGGCCGACACGGTCGCAGGCTTGTCGGAGAAGGAGCGCCGGTTCTTCCGCGATGAGGTCGCCAACGCGGCCCGTGACAAGCCGTCACGAACGTCCGTGTTCAACCTTGCCGCCTTGTTGCAATGGGCTTGGGGTGACGCGCTGTGGAGCCGGGACTAGACGCTTCGGAGCATGGTCGGACACTGAGGCGAGCGAGGCGCGAAGGCGTGACGATCGCTTACCTGATGCGGCGAGACCGGATCTCCATGCGAGAGGCGAGCGTGATCATGTTCGGCCTTGAGCGAGCGGGCCTCGTCTCGCGAGAGGGTGGCGGGCGCGGCGAAGCATTCACATGGAGGGCAGCGTAATGGGTACGGCTTGGGTTTTGGTTTTCCTCATCACTGCGTCGGGTTCGAGTGGCGGAAACGCCTTGGCGATGCACGACTTTCACACATACGAAGCCTGTCGCTATGCCGGCGAGCGCGTCAAGAAACTGCCGACCTACAACTTTGCAACGATGAGCTACGACTGCATCCCGCGTCAGTGACAGCCAGTCAAATTGACACCCTGTCACGAACTGCGTAAACCGTGACAGCCTGTCACCGTGACGGGTTGTCAAATTAGGACGAGACCGATGTATGAGGCTCAGCACTTCTTCATCAACGTGTATAGGCAGTGCGATGGAGTTCACACGAGAGGGGAGTGTCATCGGTCCTATGATCGAGCCCTAATGGCAGATGCCGGCGCATCATACCGCCTCCACATCCGTTTCAAGCCGCCCGGCGCACCCAAGCGGTATTCGAGCAAGGGCGAGCGACGCCTATGGGAGACCGGAATGCTCGGTCCGGCCCGCGCCAGCTACATCGCCGAGAAGACCCGCGAACGCCTCGCCTGAGTGCGAGCTACAGAAGGAATGGGACCGATGACCACGACCACCCACCCCCAAGCAGCCTCCGATCTGCGGACGGCGCAGGCCCTCTCGGGAAGCAAGTACACGCTCGGCCGGAAGATGCGTGAGATCGTTTGCCGAGCCGATACGTGGGAAGACGCGGCAGTTGAGTTCGCCGCCCTCGCCCGTCCCGCCCCAGACGTCACCCCGGCCGGAGCGGAGGTCGAGGCGCTGAGGGCCATGCTCGTGGAGATGGAGGCCGCCGCCAGCGAACTGCTGAACAGCCTGCCCGGCCACTGGCACGATGACGCTACCATTCGGCTCACCGATGCCGCGGAGGATGCGCGCAAGGCGCTTGAGCGGCCGACGGGCTACTCACCGAGCGACGACGAGCCCAACCCGTCAGCCTCGGCGGCAGACGGCGAGGGGCTGACGGCGTACCTCAAGCGCCAGTGGGGCTGGTCGAAGGAGACATTTGGCCCGCACCTGCGCACCAAGGGCGTGATCCAGCACATCACGAAGGAGCTTCGCGAGATCGAGGCGAACCCGCACGACCTGTCCGAGTGGGTCGATGTCATCATCCTCGCCATGGACGGCTTCTGGCGGCACGGCGGTAAGCCCGAAGACCTGCTGCCGGCGATGCAGGCGAAGCAGGGCAAGAACTTCGCCCGGTCATGGCCGGACTGGCGCACCATGGGCGAAGATCAGGCCATCGAGCACGACCGCTCCGGTGAGACCACCCCGCCCCCAGCCGTCCCTGCGACACGGGTCGAGGGGCAGACACGGCGAGGGCGCTCATGCCAGGGCATGGACCTGACCGAACCCTATGACCCCCTGAAGGCGGCGATTTGGGCTGCGTTGTTGCCGTTCCGAAACGAGCTGCTTGAGACCGGCAGCGTCACCTTCATGGGCCTGCGCAATTCGATTGTGGAGGCCGTTCGATCCTTCGCCATCGCGTCGCAGCGCGAGACCACCGCGCCAACCTTGACGGCGGACGGCGAGGGGCTAGATCGGGCCAGCCGCCTGAACGATTGTTGTTCGGCCGCCAAGCCGTGCTCGCACCAGAAGCGCGACCCCTACTCTCTCTGCGAAGTCTGCGAGGAGGCCCTCGCCCACCAGACACCGGCACCGGGCATCACGATCAAGCGCATCGGCAAGGACCGCCAGGGCGTCACCGTCCGCTTCGCCGAGTCCGAGTACGACAGCGAGGCGTTCCGGTTCGAAGAACCACTGCCCGGCCTCGTCGCCGTCCTCGATGTAGACGGGTCGATCCTCCGGATCGATATCGAGAACCTCAAGGCGGATATGACCCCGCCAGACCACCAGACACCGGCACCGGCCGGGGCTGCCGTGGAGGCGCTGAAGCCGGGCCAAATGGAATTTGAGCGCTACCCGAAGCTCGCCTCGGCCATCCAAGAATACGCGAGCTTCGGTAGGTTCGGCGACTGGTCTACTTTTCTCCACGACCTGAACAGCACCCTCGCCGCCATCGCGCAGGGGCCGGGTGCGGGGCAGGCGAGAGCCGACGCCCTCAACGCCGCGATCCAGCACGCGCTCAGTCGAGATACGGGCGGCCTAGGATGGCTGCGCGACTGGAATGAAGGCGACAAGGAGGCGCTTGACGAACTCGCCGCCCCGGCCACCGCAGCGAGCAAGAGGGTTTGAGCGATGGAACAGCTCGCGAGAATGATCATCTGCGTGTTCCTCGTCAGCGCTCTGGCTCTGATCGGAGGGCTCTGGCTGCTGCACACTGCCGTGAACGACGGCAACGTCTGGAAGGGCATCGTTGCAGTAGTTCTTACGCTGGCGGCCGGCTTCTACTTTGTCGTCTCGGCCGGCGTCTTCGGGGGTTCGCAATGAGCACCACCCCGCCCGCCCAACCGAAACCGCGCAGATCCGCGATGCAAAATAACCAGTTCGCGCACACGGTTTGGCGGCGCTATCCGGCCGCCCTGCCAACGCTTCGACACATGCTTACGGTGGAGAAAGCAACCTACACCGAGATTGCCCGTGCTCTGACGGAAGCGAGCGGGCAGCACGTCACGAAAAACATGGTCGTCGGCATGGTCAAGCGCGCCGGCCTGACGTGGCTCGGAAACCCACCGACGCCGCGCAAGGCGGGTCCGGTGGTCAAGCGTGTTACGATGCAAGCCGGGATTACGTTGCCCGGCGGCTACCGCTACGATGCCGGGCGACTGATAATGGAGGCATCGTCATGAGACTGGCCCAAGTCCTGTTCCTGTCCGCCTCGTTCGCACTGTCGTCGCCATCGACGTTGGCGGCAGCGCGCTATTCGATGGAGTTCGAGGAGATCGCGGTACGGGCCGCGTTGTGTCAGCCGACGCGGCCCATCCCAAACCCATGCCCCAAACGCCGCCCGCATCGTCGCTGATGCTGCGCGACCTAGACGACTGGCTCGGCCCGCTGTTGGATGACGACGGCGGGCCGCTGCATGTCGAGACCGGACCCTACGAGCTAGACGCACTCCTCGATGCGCGACGTTGGCCGCTGACGGGCGATGCGTTCGACCCATCACTCTTGCCGGCAGAGAGCGACGACGACCCCCTGTGGCTCTCCTTGTCCGACCGCATCGACTGCGGATGCTGGCTCGACAGGATCGACTACGAGTGGGCCAGGAGTCTCGGCAGCGGCCTATGGTGCCACACCTACGGCTCTGGCGACATGGACCCCGAGACGGGCGTCATGGCGCGGCCGAACGGCATCTATGCGCGCAAGAGCGTCGGCGGTCGTACCCTGTTTCTCCACCGTGAGATATGCCGACGAGCCTATGGGCCGCCCGACCTGACGTACTGCATTGGCGACCACAAGAACGGAAATACGCTGGACAACCGCCGCGTGAACCTTCAATGGGCTACAAGATCCATGAACGCGATGAACATTGCGGGCTCGGATTTGCGCAAGCGATTTGAACGGGAGCAAGGGCTGATATGACCGACGAAGCGAAGAAGTACACCGCCGCCGATTTCTCGCCGGGCGACAAGGTCGTCATGCGCCTGCCCACGGGCAAGAACGTCGAGGACGTGGTCAAGCAGAACTCGACGCCGTACATGTTGATGCAGTCGGGCCGGAAGGCGCGGCCGGGATCGTGCCGCCCGGCTTGACGCCGCAGCGACATCGTGTGATCGAGCGAGCGTTCACGGCGTTTCGAAGGACCGTCGTGGCGTTTCCTCCCCTACACTGGCCGCCCCTGGAAACTCGGGCGGCCTCTTTCGTTCTACGGCAGGCCGTGCCATGTTCGGCCGGTTGGGAACGGAGAACGATCATGCAGAAGTGGGAATACGCAGCCCTGGGCAGGAAATCGGCCGAGCGTTTAAGCGAAGGGCTTCGGCGGTATGGCATTGAGGGCTGGGAGCTTGTCTCGGTCACTTTCTCTCAGGGGCTATATGTCGGCTTTCTCAAGCGCCCGGTGACGGCATGAGCGCCGCGTTCAAAGCCACAGAGGGCAACGGCGGCTCTCCCGTCGTCGTGTCTCGCGAGCCGGTGGAGGCTCCGAAGATCCTGCGCGGCGAAATATGGATCGAGGGGGCTGGCGGCATCGTCGGCGTTGACCGCCTCTCAGATGATGCCGATACTGTCACATTCACGCGCCGGGTCGGCAATTACGCCGTGACGTATCATGACGTTCAAGTTATCGGAAGCAGTCCTACATTAGGTCTGCAATCATTCGTCGGACCACACGACGTAGTCACATGGGAAAAGATCAGTGTCGCGCCATAACATGAAGCCCTGGCGTGACGGCCATCCTCTCGACGGCATCGAAGACGAAGAATTCCTGATCGTTGCCGAGAGCGATTTGAGCGAGCGTCAGAAGATGTTCGTTCACGCCTATATGCGCCATCGCAACGTGATGCAGGCCGCTATCGACGCCGGGTACAAGACCGGAAAAGGCAGCATCCGTTCGGCCGGTCACAGCCTCATGAAGCGGCCCAAGATCCGCAACCTCGTCAACTCGCTTCTCGATGCGAGAATGCGGCGGATGCAAATCACGCCGAAGCGGATCGAGGAGGAGCTTGCCAAGGTCGCGCTGGCGTCGCTCGGGCGCATCGCCGTGGTGCAGTCGGACGGCTCGATGTATCTCGACTTCAACAGAGCGGACGATGCGGACCTTGCCGGCATCTCGTCGTTCAAGTGCGAGGTATCGAACGACCCGAACGCCGATCCCGACTACCCGCGACAGGTCACGAAGATGTCTGTCCGCATGGGCGACAAGATCGGCGCGCTGCGCCAGCTTGCGATGATCCACAAGATGATTGGCAGCGACGAGGGCGCGAACGCTTTGGTCGATATCGCCGACGCAATCAGGGGCGCGCGGAAGCGGGCCGGCATAGGAGAAGACTGATGTACGACAAACTTGTGCAGGAAGGCGAGGACAGGGCATGGCGCAAAGACGGCGAGCGTCGCGGATGGACACTACCGCCCAAGGCGCACTGGTTCCTGCGCTTGCCTCTGATCCGTGGCGTGCGTTTCATGTGGCTCGCCTGGAAGGTCGATAAAGCCGCCTATCAGTGGGGACAGGCTGGCATCGGGCTCGGTCATGCGAATGAGCGTGACGAATGGGTGTTGTATGCCATCAGCCGTGGGTGGTGCTGACATGATCGCGAACCAGGGCGTCAATATCCTCGCGATCAACATGGAAGGCGAGAGCCCGATGTGCTTGGTCGAGGGACCGGACGGCAAGCAACAGCTTTGCCCGATTACGGGATGGTTCGCGCGCGGCGATCCGCCGACGCGCGTCTCGTCGTATCTGCTGGCAGACCTGTTCTCGTTCGACGTGTTCGGCTTCACGGCGCAGGGTGAGGAATGCCAGATCCGATACGACGGGCGGCTTGAGGGCTTGGGGCAACCCGTACCTCGGGCGGCCGACGGCACGTTCGGAACCAAGGCCGGTCGCGGGCTCGCGGACGGATTTCAGGACAACGCGGCACGACTGCCGAACTGAGGAGCGCATCATGAAGCGATACCGCTGCCACAAGGTTGTGGAGGCCGCGCCGATAGTAGGGGTCAAGCGATCGGAAATTGTAGGTCAGAGTGACTTCATTCAGATCACAGGTTCCGAGGTAGGCAATCTCGGGAAGCCCCTGCTGATCGAAGTGCCCCATGACTTCTTCGCTCGCGGTGTTCCAGCGCCAGGCGACTACCTCGTGCGCTACAACGCCGGCAGCGATGCCGCAGCGAGCGTCGGCGGCACTTACCTCTCGTGGTCTCCGAAGGCCGTATTCGAGGCGGGATACACGGCGGAATGAGCGCAGGCATCGGGCATAACTCGGCGGGTATTCCCGATGCAGAACTCGCCGCCGACATGGGCCGGCTGCACGACAACCCGCTTGGGTTCGTGCTCTACAATTACGCCTGGGGCGAAGGCGACCTGACGCATTCGTTCGGGCCGGACCTCTGGCAGATCGACTTCCTCGAACGATGGGGCTTTGAGATCAAGCGTAGGGGCTTCGACGGAGCGCACGCTGTCATGCCCATCCGCTTCTCTACCCGCGCTGGGCACGGCGTTGGCAAGAGTGGCCTAGTCGCTTGGATCGTGGATTTCATTCAGAGCACCCGGCCACACAGCAAGGGTGTCGTCACCGCGAACTCATCGCCGCAGCTTGAAACCAAGACGTGGTCGGAGGTTGGCAAATGGCACAAGCGCGGACTGACAAGCCGATGGTTCTTGTTCACGGCTTCGCGCGGGTCGATGCGGCGCGTGCACAGGCAGCATCCGACCACATGGCGCTGCGATGCGATCCCGTGGCGGAAAGAAGCCCCCGAGGCGTTTGCCGGCCAGCACGCAATGGACAGCACGTCGTTCTACATCAATGACGAGGCGTCCGCGATCGAGCGCAACATATTCGAGACACAGGACGGCGGCTTGACTGATGGTGAGCCGATGCAATTCTTGTTCGGCAACCCGACGCGAAACACCGGCTACTTCTACGACACGCATATGAATAGCAAGATCGCCCGGCTGTTCATTCCATTCAAGGTGGACAGCCGCGACGCGATCATTCCGAACAAGGAAAAGCTCGATGAGGACATTGTCACATATGGCATTGAGAGCGATTACATTCGTGTCAAGATCCTCGGCGAATTTCCTAAGCAATCTACAGATCAATTTATTTCTACATCTTCCGTCGAGGCGGCGCGTAAGCGCGTGGCTACGTCAAATATCACAGATCCGCTTATTTACGGCGTGGACATCGGCCACAAGGGCGGCGACGAGACGACGATATACAGGCGGCGCGGCAACGACTGTCGTACCCTTGAGCCCATAATTATGACGCCATCCGGCGACCGCAAGGATTGGCTGATGCACGTCGCCGGCAAGATCGCGGAACTTGCCCTCAAGGATTTGCCCGATGCTATATTCATTGACGGTGGCGGTGTGGGTGCTGGCGTCCCTGAGCGTTTGGAGCAACTTCAGATCCCTAATGTCATGCCGGTATATTTCGGAGGCAGACCTGGGAATAGTAAGTACGTTAATCGCGGCTCTTATATGTATGGGTGCATGAGGGATTGGCTTGAGGGCAATGCAGCAATACCTGACGACGACGTGTTGCAGATCCAATTGACCACGCGAGAATACTTCTACCACGACGTTAAGAACGCCATCATGCTCGAAAGCAAGGATGACATGCGCGAGCGCGAGGGCACGACAGGCGGCGGGCACGCCTCCCCAGATCGAGCGGACGGGCTTGCCCTGACGTTCGCATTTCCTGTAGGACCGAGAGAGCCGGCCAAGACGCAGGCCGAGATGCGCCGCGAGACGTATCAAGGTGGCATCGACACGGCCTATCGTCCTGGCGTAGGGGTTTGATGACGTGGCAGATATTGGCGGCCCGCCAGCCAAGACGCCTTGGACGAACACCAGGGGCGGAACCGGCGTCGCCGCTGCGGATCTCTATACGGAGCAGCGCGACGCCGCAGCCGCCCTTGAGGCAAAAACAATGGCCGCAGACACGGCGAACGCCAGCGCCACAGCGATAGCCAAGGCGGCGGCAGACATTGCGGCGAACAAGGCAGACAGCGCCGCAGCCGCAGCCGCAGCCGCAGGCGCAGCGGCAGCAGACGCATCCGCTGTTGCTGCCGCTGCCGCTCTCGCGGTCGGCAATGGTAGCGAAATCGTTGTGATAATCGACGGCGGCGAGGAAGGCTGATCGTGGCTACAATCACCATCAAGAAATTCCAGGTTCGCCGCAGCTATACCGCCGGGTATCGACCCCCGACAAGCGGGCCGAATGCCTTGTCTGCCGGCGAGATGTTCAGGAATTTCGCTGACGGCGTGGAGTGTTTAGGACGCGGAGACGGCTCTTTTGTCGAGAGCGTATTCGGGGATAGGATTGCTCAGAAGAATACGGTCGGTCAGGTTCTCGGCGACGGAAGCCTTCTCACTGTGACGCCATCGGGTGGCACGTTCCAGACCTTGCCATCGGCGATCACTGAGGCTGCGTCTCGTGCGGCTGCCGCGAATATCTCTGGTATGACGCCGACTGGCTTTGGCGTGCTCACCGGCTCGCAAGCTAGCGCGCGACTGTCCCTCGGGTTGGCGTCTTCTGCCGTTGTAGAAGACGGCGTTCGAGCCGCGCCGGGCAATCCCGTTGGCGATGCCTTGGCTAACAGGTACGACAAGAACGCCAGCAACACGACGCCGCGAACCGGACTGTTCTGGACCGCTTGGGATCAGGCTGCGGCAGGTGGGCTTCCGCCGCCAGCCGGCCGCGTAGGTGCAGCCAAGATCCAGAGGTTGCAGGACCGGGTTTTCATCGGCCTTGCCGCCGTCAACGCGGGCGGCTTCCCGTCCACGACGAAAGACGTCCTTGAGGCATTCGAGGCTGCGCGCAGCGATCCGCGAGGCTTCCGCACATCATGGTCTCAGTTCGCGGTTGGCGCGGAGCAGGCCGGCATTGCCGTCAACGGTTACGCGTTCGCGTCGTCCCTCGTGGAGCCTGCGTATTCCGGTATTCAGCTTTGCATGGGCGGCTGCTTTACCAGCGTCAACGACAACACGACGGTCCAGACGCTCGTTACAGCACTGTATGCGGTCGCCTTCCGCCGACCTGACTGCGGCGTCATGTCCGGTACCGGGACGTGCGGCGGCGAGATCGACATAGCGAACGAAGGAAATTCTCTTTCCCTGTCGCCCGCTAGCACGTACCCGGCTGGCGGTTTTACGACGGGCCTACAGATCAATTCGGGCGCAATATCGCCATTTGCAACAGACGCCTCGGCCGCACTCACTATCGGCTTCAATGGAGCTAAGTTTCTGACCGGCATCGTCATCGGTCAGAATGCCATTACAGGCATCAACCTCGACGGGGCCGGTCGAGCAATCTCGGGCTACGGCTCCCTTATACGGGCCGGAGCCTTTCAAGGCATAGAATGGTGGAACAACAACGGCTCTGCACCGTCCGCCATCTTGGTATCCGAAATATTGACGCCGGCAAATCAGCAGTCAATCCGCTTTCAGGATACTGGAATAGTGTTCGGCGGCGGGGCAATGACCGGACGCGTCTGTCAGATGCTATACGTCGGGGCCGCAACCGGAGCATGGTTTCAGATGACGCCCGCAGTCGCGGCTAACCCTGCCAAGCTTACTGTCGCCGGCGTTGCGAACGCCAGTCTGGCCATAACGGCAGTCGGCGATGGTCGGATCGTGTTCGATCGAGCATCCAGCTTGAGACCTACGGCTGGCGCATCAGCAGGCTTTATGGAAATTCTAGTAGAGGGCGGCGGCGACCCTCTATGCTTCGAGTTGCGAAAGAGGGCGTAGTATCCGATGAAAGTTAGCTTTGGAACAGTATTGAACGATCCATTTGGCGAGCCCATGCTTTCGCCAAATCCAAAAACCGGAGACACTGAGAACTTGACGCTGGCTTCTGCTTGCGTCCAGGCTCTGATGGCCGTTTTTCCAGACGAGCAGAACTTGTCGGGAGTTATCAAAGCCGAAAGGTGGGCGCTCGCCCTCAAGATTCTCGGCAGCTATGGCGAGCCGGTAGATTTAACGGTCGAGCAAGTTGCCTCAATAAAGGCGGTTGTCGGCAAGGCTTACGGACCCGCCGTTGTCGGCCGGGCGTATCAGTTACTCGACCCGTCCGCCGAAGGCTAGGAGACGTCGCAATGCCTCGCATTACGGACATCATCGCCACCGTCACGAATGCGTGGCTCAAGCCGGGGGATCAGGTTCCGCTTACGGCAGTCTGCAACCCGGATGGGTCTGTTCTGGCCGCTGGTGGCGGCGGATCGGCGAACCAGTATCCAGGCGCGGACTACGCCACAGCGGGCAAGCAAGACACGCTGATAACGGCGACAGGAGCTGATCCCGCTTCGCCTGTGGTGCCTAATGCCGGCACCGGCCTGCGCGGATGGCTCGCAACCATTGCCGGTCAAGGCAAGCTCGGGGCTGCTGCAACTTCCGCAGCCTCGCCAGTCGTGATCGCGAGCGATGACGCGGCCTTCGGAGCGCCGGCAGCGGCGGCGTGGGGCGGGTCCGGTTCAGGAACGCTTATCTCCATCCTCAAGGCGGTGTACGCCGCCTGTACGGCCTCGACGCCGGCTGGCACCAATGTCATCGGCTACACATCGATGCGCTCGGTTGGAACCAGCCGAAGCGCGACGGTCGGCACGTCGGCGGGAAACCTCATGGCCGCCAACGCCGCGCGACAGGGCTGGAAGGTGAAAAACGACACGGCCGGCGATATCTGGATCAACTTCGACGCGACGGCGACCGCAGCGCCCGGTGGCGGCAACATCAAGATCCCGGCCGGTGCGTACCTCGCCAGTGAGCCGGGTTTTGTCGAGACTGGTGCGATGTCCGCGATCGGCTCGGCCGCCGGGCTCGCCATCACCGCACGGGAACACTGAGCCATGCCGTTCGGAAGCCCGCCGGTTCCGCAAGGTCCTTGGACCGCATTTACTCCTACCGCTCGCGCTGCAACTCCCGGCGCTACGCCGCCGACGTTTTCCGTCTCGGCGTGGTATCAGGTCACTGGGAAGAGGCTGGATTTTTCGTACGCGATCACGGTATCGGCCGCAGGTACGGGTGGCGGATCGAGCGTTCTCGTCGGAACTCCGCCAGGGTCTTCGCCGGCTCGTCGGTCGGCTGGTGGAGGCGGCGATGGGCAGTTCACCGGCAAGGCGCTGTGGTGGGAGGTTCTGCAAGGGGCGGCAGAGATCGCGGTTCGATCGGCCGACGCGGCTTACCCGGCTTCAAATAGCGGTACCGTTCTGATATTCACAGGATCATACGAGATCCAGTAAGGCCGGGCGATGCCGTACACAGCGCCTCCGTTATCTGTGAACGTCCTGCCGGGTGTTTTCACGGTCGATACATTACCAGACCCGGCCGCGTCTCTTGACAGCTACGCCAGAGTTACGGACCTGTTCGGTTCTACTCGCGACTTGGTTCTAGCCGCGCAGACTGCCGGCGTTGCTTACTGGAAGCCAGTTAGATCTGCATTTGCGGCAAAGCAGGCCGTAGCAGCAGACATGACGCTGACGACGCTCAAGAGCCCGTCGATCCTGTTACTCAGCGGAGACGTGCCGCTCGGTACAACGCGCAAGATTACACTGTCGCCGAACCTTGCGTTTCCTGGGGCGTCTTTCCGCATCAAACAGAGGAACATGCTCGGCACGATCCTCGGCGCGCTAAACGTTCTCAATGTCAATCTCGGAACTCCCGTTTCCATCCTGACTGGCGGAACTCAGGAATTCGTGTACGACATGGTCGATGGATGGGTGCAGGTCACCTGAACGGAGACGACTGAGCATGTGCATCTTTGGCGGAAACGTCCCCAAGCCGGCGCTGCCCGCGCCGCCGCCCCAGGTTGCGACGGCAGAAGATGCCGACGTGTCGCGCGCGCGCGCCGACGAACAGGCCCGGCTCCGCGCCATGGCCGGATCGGGCTCAACGCTTCTGACGAAGGGCACGGACCTGAACGACAACTCGATGGTCTCGGGCAAGACCGCGTTGGGGCAGTGACTATGAGGAACCTCCTTCTCGTCAATTCTACCGTCTGCGGCCACCTGATTGTGGCTTGGGCGATGGTGCTAAACGCCGTGGCGCACTTCGGCGGCGGATCGTACGGCGCGGCCGGCGTCGCCTGTGGAGCGGCCTCCCTGGCGATCTCTTGGGGCGTCAGCGGGCAGGCGGCGCTGACGGAAGATTTTGCGTACAAGTTGCGCTATCTCCTGCTCGTCAACATGGCGTTCACGCTGGCGTCGTGGCTCCTCTGGCTCGTGCCGGCCCTCATCCGCTAAGGATCGCGCGTGCTCGTTCTCCCCGAAGGCTTTAAGAAAGCTCCGCTTCCGCGTCCTTCGATGATGCTGATGGAGCTTCCGAAGGAACCGTTCGTCAAACGGCTCGCGGCTCTGCGCTCGCAGCGGTCGTACTTCGACACGGAATGGGCGTCGATCGCGAAATTCATCCGCCCCCGCCGGGCGCGCACGATCGGCGAACAAGGGCAGGGCCAGGACAAAGACCGCCGCTCCACGTCGATCCTGAACACCACGGGCACCATCGCCTCGCGCACGCTCAAGAGCGGGATGCAGTCAGGCGTCTCGTCGCCGGCAAGGCCGTGGTTCCGCATCTCGACCGGCGATGACGACCTCGACCAGTATGGCGATGTGAAAGAGTACCTGACGACGGTCGCTCGCCGCATGGCAACCGTGTTCCAGCGGTCGAACATCTACAACTCGCTGCACACCGGATATGGTGATCTTGGGGATTTCGGAACGTCGGTCATGATGATTGACGAGAACTACGATGACGTGATCCGCTGCCACACGTATTCGCCCGGCTCGTACATGCTGGCGACAGATGGCGACGACCGTGTTTCGACCGTATATCGCGAGTTCTCGTTGACTGTGCTTGCGATGATGCAGCGGTGGGGCGACCGTTGTTCCGAGACGGTCAAGAATATGTATAACAACTCAAATTTCGACGCTTACGTGTGGATCACGGAAGCCGTCGAGCCGAACATGCAGCAGGTGCGAGACGCGCCGGGCGCTCGCGGTGCGCCGTTCCTGCGCGTGTATTTTGAGACGACAGGCACGGAAGACCGCCTGTTGGAGTGCCGTGGATGCCATGAGTTCCCCGGCTGCGCCCCCCGGTGGGAGGTCCGCGACAACGACGTGTATGGCTACGGCCCCGGCTTGGAAGCTCTAGACGACGTGATCGGCTTGCAGACCATGGAAATCCGCAAGCAGATCATCGTGGACAAGATGGCGACGCCCCCGACCCAAGGCGGCCCGTCTACGCAGCGCGTCTCGCATCGTGCCGGCTCTCACACGGCGACGCCTGACGTGGGCGTTGGCGCTGGCGGCAAGGTGATCCATCCGCTGTATGAGATGTCGGGGCAGGGGCTACAGGCCGTCTCGAACGAAATCGTCCGCTCCGAAAAGCGCATCAACGATGCGTATTTCTACGAACTGTTCCTGATGTTCGCCTCGACTTCGCGGCGAGAGATTACGGCGCGCGAGGTAGACGAGCGGCATGAGGAGAAGTTGTTGGCGCTCGGCCCTGTGCTCGAACGGCTGCACAACGAAAACTTGGACCCGGCGATCACGCGCGCCTACAACATCATGAACCGGGCCGGGATGCTGCCGCGTCCGCCAGAGCGCCTGATGGGCATGGAACTCAAGGTGCAGTTTATCTCGACGCTGGCGCAGGCACAGCGCGCCGTGGCGATCGGCGGTATCGAGAACATGGCGCGGTTCGTCGGCGGTCTCGTGGGCGTGTTCCCGTCCGTGCGCGACAAGTTCGACGCGGATCAGGCTGTGGACGAATACGCCGACGCGACGGGCATCCCTCCCGGCGTGATCCTGTCTGACGACAAAGTCGCGAAGATCCGCGAGGATGCCGCCAAGGCCGCTCAAGGTCAGGCGGCCATGCAGGGCATCGGACAGGCGGCCGAACTCGGCAAGACGCTGGCCGGCACAGAGATCAGCGACAACAACGCCCTCGGGCAAATCCTGGGGACCGCGTGATGATCCGCGAGTGGCTCGCCCGTAAGCTCTTCCCGCAGGCGTTCGAGGATGCCAAGCGATATGACTATTTGCGTCGCCGTCTTGACGACCTCCAAACATGGTGCGGCCACGAAGAGCCGGAACTAGAACATGCGATTATTTGGGCGAAGAAGTCTCTGAACGTCTACTTCATGCCGCTGGATGAATACCATCGCGTCGTGCAAGCGGGCGAGTGGCCCAAGGTTGGGGTCGGCCCGATTGACGCCTTCCGCGAAGAGATGCGCGCTAGGCGCAAAGGGACCGCGTGATGATCTCCGGTCTCTCAGACGGCCCCGAGGCGGCCGAGGAGGAGCGCGAGGCCAAGACGCGCGCCGACGAACTCAATGACGACATGCGATCCGTCATGGCCACGCAATCGGGTCGCCGGCTGTTCTACGACGTGCTCGCGAATATGGGCGCGTTCGACGGCGTGTATAATGCTCGCGGCGCTGGTAGGCTTGACGCGGCGATCGAGCTTATCAATCGGATCAAGGGCGCGGGGCGCTCGTACTACCATCTCATGCTAGAGGAAAACGACAAATGAGCATTCGGTTGGGACTGGTTTCCGGCGTCGCGCGTCATGGCATCTTCTCGGCACTCGTCGGTCCGCGTATCATGCTCGCGCCCGACGAGGGCGGTGGGACGGGAGGCGGCGGTGACGGTGGATCTGGTGGCGGTGGAGAAGCGCCGGGCGGCGCGACGGGCGCAGGTAGCGGCGATACTGGCGGCGGTACTGCCGCCAATTCCGCCAAGCCCTCCACCGATGGCAAAGAGCCCAAGAGCGCCCTTGCCGGCGCGATCGAAGCAGCCGCTGCCAAGCCCGAAGGTGAAGGGGGGAAATCCCCGGCTGGTAACGACAAGGTCGAAGGGGCAGACAAGGTAAAGCCCGGAGACCCGACCGGAGAGAAAAAGGAAGGCGACGGCGGCAAGGAAAAGACGGCCGATGAGATCGCGGCCGAGGCCGCCGCGCCGAAGGATATCGACGGCAATCCGATCGGCGACAGGTACGAAGTCAAGATGCCCGATGGTGTCGAGATGGACGCCGGGCTGATGGAGATCGCGACGCCGATCTTCAAAGAGGCCAAGCTGTCGCCGGCACAGGCTCAGGCTGTGACGGACCTGTACGTCAAGACGCAGGAGCAGGCAATTTCTAAGCACGTCGAGACCGTGAACGGATGGCTCAAGGAAAGCCAGAAGGACAAGGAAATCGGCGGCAAGGACTACGAAAAGAACCTCGGCCACGCGGCCCGCGCGTTTCAGGCTTTCGGCAACGAGCGCGGGATGCAGATTATCGACACGTATGGTCTCGGGAACAATCCCGACATCTTGCGTATCTTTGTCCGCATGGGTAAGGCTCTTGGCGAGGGCTCCACGGTACTGCCGGGGGCGGAACACGGAAGCGTCTCGGATGCGCAGGTTCTTTACCCGAGCATGACGGCCAAAAATTAAGCCTGATGGGACCGGGCTCGGCGGGATGGTGAAACGGAACATCTCGACTGTGAGGCTATAAAATGGCTGTCGTTGGCTCTCTCGTAATGACGCTGTCCGATCTCGGCAAAGCTGCCGGGCAGAACTCGCAACTCGCGCGGGTCATCGAAATCCTGAACCAGCAGAACGAGATGCTGGAAGACATCCTGTGGATGGAGTGCAACGACGGCTCCGACCACAAGTCGAGCATCCGCACCGGCCTGCCCTTCGGTACGTGGCGTATGCTGTACCAGGGCGTCCAGCCCTCCAAGACCACCCGCGCCCAGGTCAAGGATACCTGCGGTATGCTCGAAAACTACGCGGAGCCGGACAAGGCCCTCGTGGACATGAGCAACAACCCTGCGCAGACCCGGCTCTCCGAGGCCAAGGGCATCATGGAAGGCATGAACCAGCAGGTTCAACAGGCCTTCATGTACGGCAACCAGAACGTCGTCCCGCAGATGTTCACCGGCTTCTCGCCGCGATACAACTCGCTGGCCGCCGGAACCGGCGCGAACGTCATCAACGGCGGCGGCACCGGAGCTGACAATACGTCGATCTGGTACGTGGTGTGGGGCGAAGACACCGCGTTCGGTCTCTATCCGAAGGGCGTGCCTGCCGGCCTGACGCATCGCGATCTCGGCGAAGACACGGTGCAGCTTTCGGACGGCTCGCGCTATCAGGCATATCGCGATCACTTCAAGTGGGCTTGCGGCATGGGTCTGCGCGACTGGCGCTACGTCGTCCGCATCGCCAACATCGACGTGTCGGACCTGACGACAGATGTGAACAAGCTCAAGGCGCTCGTGTCCCTGATGATCCAGGCGAGCGAGCTGATCCGCACGACGGGCATGGGCCGCGCCGCGTGGTACATGAACCGCAACACCGCATCGAAGCTGCGGACCGCGATCCTCGAAAAGGTCGGCCTCAACCTGACCTGGGAGACCGTGGCCGGCAAGAAGGTGATGATGTTCGACGGCGTCCCGATCCGGCGCGTGGAACAGATCCTCAACACAGAGGCGCTCGTCGCCTAAGCGAGAAGCCACGTTCGCGGGTCATGCCGCGTGTGTGCGAGCCGGGCGAGGCCGGACAGCCGGGGTGCGATGCCCCGGCACCATTTCTCTCTCTCGCGGGTGCTGCGATGATACTCGACAAACAGAACGAACTCTCGAACGCCCAGGTCGTCACGGCGAGCGCGGCATCGGTCAATCAGGTGGATCTCGGTCCGCCCGCGTACACCGGCAACTCGTCGGGTGCGAACTTCGGCAACGTGTTCTTCAACGTCGAGACCGATTTCGCGGCGGCCGGCGCGGCCACATTGCAGTTCGGCCTTCGCTCGTCGCCGAATGCGGATATGAGTTCGCCTGTCGTCCATCTGCTGACGCCGGCCGTTCCCGTCGCCTCGCTCAAGCGCGGATCATCCCTGCGCGCGGCCGGTGTCGTCCTGCCGATCCCCGAGAACGTCTCGCGGTACGTGGACGTCTTCTATACGGTCGCAACCGGCCCGTTCACGGCCGGCGCGATCAGCGCCCGCGTCACGCTCGCACAGCCCTCGGGCGTCGGCGCGTAACGCTTCACCATCCCGGCCTGCCGGCCTGAAACGGAGATCACGTCATGGTCAACGAGACCGCAGCACAGAAGGCCCGGCGCGAGGCCGAGGAAGCGCGCGAGAAGAAGGACCGCGCCGACGCGGAGCAGCGCGAGAAGGCGAACCGTGACGCGGCCGAGAAGGCCCGGCGCGAGGCCGAGAAGGGTGACGGTGATGGCGCGGGTGGCGGCGAGAACGAAGCCACGCGCGCCGGGCAGGGCGCGGTGACGGATCAGGCGGCGCAGAGTTCGGAGGCGCTGCTGGCTCGCCTGGACGCGCAGGATCGGCTCATCGCCACACTGACAGCACAGTCCAAGGGCTCGACCGGCGTCGGCGTCGAGGAGGCGAAGAACACCACGGCGGCCGGTCCCGGCGCGGCGTTCGATCCGCGCATCACCGGCCGGATGGGTGCGGGCGTCACGAGCGGCCCGTCGCTACAGCCTCACCCGTCCAGCGGTGTCGAGATCAGCCGGGCGGTCGGCCTGCGTGATCCGAACGACTGGGAAGACGGCGAAGTCACTGTGTGGGGTCGCGATCCCGTCACGGGTCGTCCGATCCGCCCGCGCGAGTACCCGCAGGTCAAAGAGCAAGACGTGCTCGTGACCAAGACCGGATACCACGAGGATGCCGTGCGGAACGTCGGCGAGACCATCCGTGGGTATACCGGGCCGCTGGCCTCGTGGTTCGAGCCCATCGACGCAGACGGCAAGGTCATACCACGCCAACGGTTCCTCAAGGATCTCCGCGACGCGGCCTGACGGCCATCCTGCGCGAAGCGTCTAGTCGGCTAGGAGCGGCGGCCATGTGCCGCCGTTTCTCATAAGAGGGCAGGGAATGGCTGACACGTTGGTATCGCTCAAGCGCACGCCGGCCGAGAAGCGAGAGGAACGGCGCGAGATGGAAGCGCCCTACGAGGGCGAAGATTACGACTACGGTTTGCGCCTGCATCTCGATGACGACAACCTCGCCAAGCTCGGCGTCGATAAGGCCGACGTCGGAACCGACATGATGCTCATGGCGAAGGTCCGCGTCGTCGGCTATAGCGAGGGGGCAAGCGAGCGCCACAAGCACCGCTCGCTCGAACTGCAAATCACGGACGCCGCGCTGTCACCTTCCGAGGAGGCGGACCGTCCGCAAACCTCGACGGTGCTCTATGGCCGGGACTGACGTAGACGTTGCCAACCTCGCGCTGCGCCATTTGCGGCAGCGCACCATCTCGACGTTCGATGACCAGTCGATCGAGGCGAAGACGGTTCGCGGTGTCTACCAGCAAGCTGTGGACGGCACGCTCCGAGCGTTCGATTGGCCGTTCGCGCGGACCTACATCAACGCCGTCCCGACCGTCCCGAACGTCTCGCTGCCCGGCTGGCGGTATTCATTCGAGTATCCGGCTGACTGCCTCGCGATCCGAGAGCTTGCCCGCGCCCATCAACTCGACCAGACGAAGCGATACCGCATTGCGAGCATTGCCGGCACTCCTAGGATCTTCGCGAATGAGCCCGCCATCGCGATCATGTATACCGCGCGCCCGGCCTCGCCGATCGTGTGGGATGCCGAGTTCACGCTTTCGCTGTCCTACCATCTCGCCATGCTTCTCGCGATGCCTCTCACGGGCAAACCTGAGATCATGGACACCATGCGCAAGCTGGCGGTCGGGTCTATCAGTCAGGCCGAGGCGGATGCCGGCAACGAGGACACGAACGACGTTGGCGAAGACCCCGTGCCCGACTGGCTGTCGGCGCGCGGCGTGCCGAGCCAGTTGCGCGAGAGCCGCGCCGCTGGCGGCTATGGCTTCGGCGGCGGCGTCCAGGCGGCCGGCGCGTTCATCCTGCCTGGAACGCAGCTACCCAACCCACAGCCGCCTATGGTCACAACGATGGCCGATCAGATCCAGGCCGCCTATATCCCCGGCCTGACCGCGCCTGTGCCGCCGCCTGAACCGATCCTCGGCAACTCCGATTTCGACGTGTACGTTGACGGCGGCGCGGAAGGGTCTGTGCCCGAGCCCACACAGTAAGGCGGGACTATGCCGAAGAAATTCCAGGCGTCGTTCACGGCCGGCGAGCTTGACCCGAAACTTCACGCTCGCGTCGATCTCGCGAAGTACGGGAGCGGTGCAGCGCGGCTTCTGAACATGCAGGTTCACCCGTTCGGCGGTGCGTCGAACCGGCCGGGCGACGAGTTCGTTGCGGCATGTGGGGACGAGAGCCGTCCGGTTCGCCTTGTTGAGTTTCAGCTAAGCTCGACGGATACTTGCGTTCTCGAATTCGGGCATATGTATATGCGCGTCATTCGGCGCGGCGCGATAGTTCTCAAGCCTGACGGAACCGGGCCTTACCTTATATCGACGCCGTATCCGTCAGAGCGCGTATTTGACCTCAGGTTCGAGCAGACGAACGACGTGGTCAAGATCACGGCGCTAAACATAAAGCCGCAGAACTTGTCGCGATTTGCTCTGAATGACTGGCGTTTTTCAGACATCGTTGTCACCCCAACCGTTCCCGCCCCCAATCCGGTTCAGGGCGTAGCTGTTACTCGGTTCGTTGGAACAGACGAAGGGTATTCCGTACCTCAGCCTGACGATTATGCCGTCACTTCTATATCCGCCGAAAACGGTAGAGAAAGCCTGCAAAGCAACAAAATCACTCTTACTAACGATATGAACTTTAGAGGACAGTATAACCGTATACTTTGGGGGAGTGTTCCGGGCGCCGCATCTTATAACGTCTACAAATCTAAGCAGGGATATTACGGTCTGATTGGATCGACGCGGTTTGACGACCCTACTCTAGAAGGAGGCATCTATTATTTCGATGACAAGAACTACGTTGCAGACACTTCTAGCGGCGTTCCGCAACAGAAAAACCCATTCGACGGCGCCGGAAACTATCCTATATCTTCGTCTGTGTTTCAGCAGCGCGCCGTATACGGCGGACCGTCAGCCAAACGCAATCAGGTATCGCTCTCGCAGTCGAGTGATTTCGACAACTTCAACACGTCGTTTCCGACGAAGGCCAGCGACAGTATCACATTCGCCCTTGCCGGCAGGAAGCGTCAGGACGTGCTGTTCTTCGTTCCGGTGGAGGATCTTGTCGTCTTCACGATCTCCGGTGAATGGCGCGTGCGCGGAAACGATAGCGGAGTTCTGACGCCGTCGTCTATCGACGCAAGACAGCAGTCGAGCTACGGTTGCGCAGACAATATCCAGCCGCTTATCGTTCAGGACGACATAATATTCGTACAAGCGAAGGGCAACACCGTTCGCTCAATCGCGTATGATTTCGGCTCAAACAAATATAAGGGCGTAAACCTATCGCTGTTGTCGCAGCATCTATTCGAGCGCCGAACAGTAAAGCAGATGGCCTTCGCGGAAAAGCCGTTCTCGACGCTGTACTTCGTCATGAGCGATGGCGGTATGGTCGCGATGACTTACCTCAAAGATGAGCAGGTCGTCGCTTGGGCTCGACACGTAACGGATGGCTCATACGAAAGCGTCTGCTGCATCTCGGAAGACCAAGAAGATGCGCCTTACTTCGTGACGCGCCGCACGGTCAACGGCGTGCAACGCCGCTACATCGAGCGCCGTCGCTCGCGTGACATTCGCCGGGCTCAAGATGCGTTCTTCGTTGACAGCGGATTGACCTACAACGGACCCGAGACGACGACAGTCTCCGGGCTCAACCATCTAGAGGGCAGGCTAGTATCGGGCACGGTGGATGGCAAGATCGTGAGAGATTTACCCGTCGTCGCCGGCCGAGTGAATTTCCCGCAAGGCATATCTGGCTCGCTGGTTTCTCTCGGGTTGCCGTATGTCTCGGAAATCGAGACGCTTGATATCGACGTTGGAGCGGCTTCTTTGAATGGAGAGCTTCGCAACGTGACGAAGGTTGTTCTGCACGTCGAGCGATCGGCAAACGTCTTCTATGGTCAAGCGGATCGTGGCGAGATGTTTTCCCATGAACCGCGAGCAGACGAGGGCGACGTCATCACGGATGGTCTGTTCACCGGATCATATGAAGCGAGGTACGAAGGCGTATGGGACGCGCACGGCCGCGTGCTCTTGCGCATGGGCCTACTGCCGGCAACAGTGCTGGCCGTGATCCCTGAGTTCAAAGCGGGTGGCGATAGTGGAAGCGGCTGACGGCCTCAGAATAAGGATAGCCCGAGATGACGACGCGGAGGCGTTGGCTCGTAACATTCGTGGATGTGACGTTCGCGAAATCGCGGCGACGTCTCTTGCTGCGCCTGTGGATGCGATCCGGCGCGCGATCGGCGCGAGCGAACGGACATGGGTCGGAGAACTCGACGGTTCATTGATGTTCGTCGCCGGGATCACGCATCGTAATTTCATGTCGCCGAAGCGGTCGCCCTGGCTCCTCGGAACACCGCTGATCGAGGAGAAGCCGCGCCCGTTCCTTCGCTACACGCGCGGGCTGATGCCTTCGCTTCGCGTCGCCTACCCGATCATGGAAAACCATGTTGACGCGCGCTCTCTCACGACAATCTCGTGGCTGACGTGGCTCGGCTTTACGATACACCCCGCAGAGCCTTATGGTGCTCTGCGCAGGCCATTTCATCGGTTCACGCTGATTTCGGAGGCTGGAAATGACGAAGCTGGAAAAGCCGAATATCTTCAATTTAGAACAATACATTGAGGCGGCCGAAGATAACGGCTTGCCACCCGATGGAATGATGGATCAGTTGCGAGAGAACGTCGAGCGTGTCGAGGTTGGCGCGCGCGTTCTCTACCGCATTCGGATCGTATTCCCCGATGGCGGTTCACCGAAGGGAAGCTGAGAATGTGCGAGCCCGCCACGTTGTCATTGATCGCGACCGGGCTCGGGACGGCGGTCTCGGCCGTTGGCGCTATCGGCTCGGGCATGGCGTCCAGGGACGCGGCTCAGTATCAAGCTGCCGTCGATCGCAACAACGTCGTCATTGCGAACCAAGCGCGACGTGACGCCTTGGAGCGCGGCGCGGAAGCTGAGCTTGCGCAGCGCCGTAAGACATCCGACGCCATCGGCCGCCAGCGCGCGGCGTTCGGCGCGAGCGGCATCGAGATTGGCGGGTCGGCGCTCGACGTGCTTGGCGACACAGCGCAGTTCGGCGAGCTTGACGCGCTGACAGTGCGCAACAATGCGGAGCGCGAGGCAGCCGGCTACGCCGCTAGGGCGCAGAGTGCGCAGCAGAACGCCATGCTCAACGACAACAAGGCGAGCAACGCCTTGGCCTCGGGCTTCATGAACGCCGGTAGCACGGCCCTGGCAGGAGCCGGGACGGTCGCCGACAAATGGTACAGGTTGAAGTGAGCCCATGCCGATACAGGTCCAGCTAGGCGCGAACCGCACCGTCCAGCAAGCCGGCGCTCCGAACCAGTTTCAGGACGCCAACGGCGCGACGGCCGATGCGTTCGGCGGCGGCGTAGCGCGCTCGCTGCAAGGCTTCGGCGGCGCGATCGAGAGCGTTGCCGGCAGCCTCGACAACATGGCCCGCGAGGATCGTCAGAAAGAGCAGTTCGCGGCCGGCGTCGCCGACGACACGCGCCGTCAGCAGATGTCCACGGCGCTGACCGAAGCTCAGCAGAAGATGCCCGAGACCGGCGACGGTTTCGCCAAGAGCACGCTGCCCGAACTCGACAGGATCGCGGAGGAGAATTTCGCGAAGATGCCAGCGGTCGAAGCGGAGAAATACCGCGCCCGCTGGCAGGCCGAGAGGATCGGATGGGAGCGCCAGCTTAACACGACGGAAAGGACCGCATCTGCGGCCTATGCCGGCCGTAAGATCGAAGACGCATCGAAGGAAGGTGCGGGCGAAATCGCGGCTGATCCGACGCGCACCAACGCCATCCGTGAACGCGTCGCCGATCGTATTCGCAACGCTCCCAACTGGACGGACGCGCAGAAGCAACAGGCGCTCGACAAGTGGGATGAGATCGCGCTTTCAACCGAGGCGAAGGGACGGTTCCCCGATGATCCTATCAAGGCGGCTCGCGCGCTTGGCGTACCTCTCAAGGGTGCAGCCGATCCGGTCGAAACGGTCAACGCGGCAAAGGCTGCGGCGACAAAGCTGGGCGTCTCGGCACAGGATCTTCTCACAGTTGCGAGCTTTGAGACGGGAGGCACGTTCTCGACCAGCATTCGAGGCGGCAGCGGAAACCGTCATATCGGCGTGATCCAGTTCGGTAAGGACGAGCAGGTAAAATACGGTGCATACCAAGGCCAGCCGGTCGCGGAGCAGTGGGACGCTGTAGTCCGATACATGCAGGATCGCGGCGTCAAGCCGGGCATGGGCCTTCGTGAGATTTACGCGGCGGTCAACACGGGCTCGGTCTCGACCGGCTACCGGAGCGACACGGCGAACGGCGGCACGCCCGGCAGCGCGGACGACAAGGTTCGCGATCAGATGGGCGCGCATAAGGCTCGCGCGGAGAAAATG